AGAAAATGGATGTAGCAAATCATCTAAAGCACTAAAACTGGCTAAAAAAGCAAAACTAAAATATAAAAATGGAACTCATAGAGTAAGAAAAACTAAACTATTTTAATAAAGTTATTATAATAAAATTACTATAGTGCTATGTATTTTTATTTAGAATACATTAATCCACCAAAGCCATTTTGAAACAATAATATGTTATATTTTTCCTCTAGCACATGTAAATTATAATAGTATTTATAAATACTTGTGGGGTCTCTTGATACTCCTATAACAACACCTGTTTCTTCATCACATATTGTTCTAAAATTCGATGTTATAGGATCAATAGGAGGATTATTATAATTATTATATTCAAATTCAATAGTTTTAAATAAATTAGTATTAAATGCCCCATTTGGTTGTTGCTTAAATGGATCTGTAGTTAAGGAAAAATTATAACAATATAATCCTGCTTTTGAACATGCTCCATTAGATTTATTATATTTTTCTACTTTACTAAAAATATTACTATCAAATTCTTGTTCTCTATATTTACCATCACAAATTATAGCAAAATTTTTCATTATTTCGCATTGATTTGTTTGTGAATATATATCAGGACTATAACCTGTTATATAAATATTTTTTGAAATATCACCACCATAACTAAATTGTGGGCTATAATATTTATACTCACTAGCAAATCTAAGTTTTTCTAAGTCATTTGGAATTTTGTCTTCATATAACCAATTAGTATAATTAGACCATTCATTTCTAGAAGCAACATCACTTCTTTGAAAATACCACATCCAATTACTTATTAAACCTTTTGATTCAATTTTCACTTTGTTTGATTTTATAACTTTTTCAAAATTATATTCATTTATTTCTCGCATTAAATAGGTCTGACTATTTTTGGCAAAATGTTTTCGTTCGGTTTCTTCTAAAAAACATTGGGTACATATTAAATGAATATTACTATTTATAGTTGTTCTTAAATCTAGATAATCATCAATGTTAGAACTTAAATCGCTTTTTGGTGGAGGATGTATAAATCTTTTAAATTGGTAAGCTAACACATTTTGAGTTGCTTGAATTTGTGGAAAATTGTTATAGGGTATAGGATTTATAGAATTATTATACAGCACGTCTTTTATTGTATATAATTCATTAATAGGTCTTAATGTAAAATCAATAAATAACTCACTATATTGTAAACATATTAATGGTAATGCCATTAATGATGACATAGAAAACCAACTATTTATTGGTATATATAAATTATAATCATTTATCGAAGGTTCAATGCCACTAATATCAGTACTAGCTTCATTAAGATTAAACGCGCTTGGATAATTATTATTTCTATTATTATAATTTGCTGGATCATTTAATTCGCTAATATTTCCTGTCATTTTATCAAAAATTGCCTTTTTATGAGCATCAAAATCACGCTCTACTATGTTTTGCAAATAATGACCACTAAATTTTTGTATTGTTATACCATCAATAGTTATATTGACCTCTTTAATTATTTGACAACCAATATTTTTAATCCATTTAAACTCATATGGTCTATATTCTGAATCACTATATTTTAAAACGGGGCTCCATATTTTGGGTAGTTTTATTACTAAATACATATCCATCAGCAAATCTCCATAACGCAAAATTTTGAAAGTAAACTTGGAACTCTTTGTAATGTCTAATTCGGTTTGTCCTACTTGATCAATTCTGAATTTTTGTAATCCAAAATTAGTATATTTAGAATAGGTTGATTTAAAAAAACTTTTAGTCGGATTACCAGTCAAAATAATATTTTGATTGCCTAGTGCTATTAAATTTAATAATCCGCCTGCCATTAATATTAATTAATATAACATTATAAATTTTATTTATGTTATAATATATTTTAAATTTTTTATAATGTAATTATAATATATATTAATTATAATTATGACGGACAAGTGTATCATGGACAAGTCACCTACAGTGGTAGAACAAATTACAGAAAAAATAGGCACATTTAAAAATGAAATAACTGCCTCAGAAACTCTAGCAATAACATTAGGAATTATTATACTATTATTAGTAGTGTTATTTAGTTGGATTTTTGATAGATTAGGATTAAAAGAAAAAGCATGCAATAAATTAGATACATATTATCCTAGCCCAACAAATGAGTCTTATTTTAATAATGATACTTATATTAAAGCAAGTGGTCGAGCTATATTTGGAACTGATAATTCAAACAGCACATTAATTAATTATCATGTTAAAAGTGCATATAATTGTTGTTGTGGAGATGGATATAAAAATAATTTTGTTGCTTTATGTGCTTTAGAAAAATGTATTAGCAACGGCTGTAGATTTTTAGATTTTGAAATTTATTCATATAATAATGACCCTATTGTTGCTTCATCTACTGCAAATAGTAATTATATTAAAGAAACATATAATGCTTTATTATTAAGCGAAGTATTAACTATTATAACAGAAAATGCTTTTGATGGAAATAAAACTATATGTGCTAATGACCCATTAATTTTAAATTTTAGAGTAATGAGCACGAATTTAACTATGTTAGAAAAAATGGGTGATTTATTTGAAGAACATATTGATAGAAATAATAGCAGTGTTGGTTCAAATTTTTCATTGTTAGCAAGTTATAAAGATGCTTCTGTATTAAATATTAAAATGGCGGAATTATTTAGAAAAATCATAATTATTTGTGATTTTAATCCTGAACCAAATATTATTATAAATCCTAAATTGGTAAAACTAGAAAAATATATTAATTTAAGAGGTAAAAGTTTATATTGTAATACTTTTAGATATAATGATATTGTTGCTAAAAACGGCACTTCGCAATTTATCCAAGATACAAAAAGAAAATATACGATTGTTTTACCAAACTTAGATAATTCAATAAAAAATTTTGATAGTGTTAGTTCTTTTGTAAATGGATGCCAGGCAATTTGTATGAAGCACCAAAATTTAGATAGTAATTTAATTGGTTATAACGAACAATTTCAACTTAATGGAATATTTTCTTGGAAAATGAAAGAATTAATTTTAATAAATGTGGCACCCAGACCTCTGGATACTCCACCTGGAGTTGAATTGGGTGATTATTCAATCCCAAATATAGCTGATACTTTAAATAATAGTATTAGTCAAAACACAAATGATAACCCTACTGGTGTACTAGAGGGGCATGAGTATTAAATGTATGCAATAGTAATTTGGCGTACATAATAATCTCTTTGGATTATATATAATAAATCTATATTTATTATAAATCTATATTTATAATATATAACTATAATATATAATTATATGAAAGAATCATATGATGAAAAAGAACTGAAAATATTAAGAAATGCAATAGACAGCGCTACATACATTATTGGAAAAAAGTTAGTTCAATCAGATACTATTAAAAATATCATAGAAATTTTAGAAACCTTTTTGCGAACACATAAAATATTATGTTATGGTGGAACTGCCGTAAATAATATATTACCAGAACAATATAGATTTTATAATAAAAATATTGAAATACCAGATTATGATTTTTTTTCACCTTATGCCATGGAATATGCGAGAGATTTAGCAAATATATATTTTAAAGCAGGATATGAAGAAGTAGAAGCAAAGTCGGGTGTTCATAGTGGAACATATAAAGTATTTGTAAATTTTGTTCCAATTGCTGATATTACCTTATTAGACAAGAAATTGTTTCAAAATGTTTCTAAAAAAGCAATAAAAATTAACGGAATTAATTATTGTCCGCCGAATTTTCTACGTATGGCAATGTATCCTGAATTATCTCGTCCAATGGGAGATGTATCTAGATGGGAAAAAGTCCTAAAACGTATTAGTTTATTAAATAAAAATTATCCATTAAAAGGTATGTTATGCGACAAACAAGATTTTCAAAGAAAATATGAGGGAAAACAAGAGGATCAAGCAAGGATATATGAAATTACTAGGAGTTCATTTATTAATCAGGGTTTAGTTTTTTTTGGAGGTTATGCATCAACTTTATATAGTAAATATATGCCATATAAAGAAAGAAAACAAGTTTCTAGTATTCCAGATTTTGATGTATTAAGCGAAAATCCCGAAGAAAGTGCTACTATTTTGAGAGAACAATTAATTTATGAAGGCTATAAAAATGTAAAAATTTTTAAGAAACAACCTATTGGTGAATATATTGATATTCATTATGAGGTTATTGTAAATAATGATGTAATTGCGTTTATTTATAAACCTACTGCTTGTCATAGCTATAATTTAATAAATATTAATGGACAAAAAATAAAAGTAGCATCAATAGATACAATATTAAGTTTTTATTTAATATTTATATATGCAGATAGACCTTATTATGATGAAAATAGATTATTATGTATAGCTGAGTATTTATTTAAAGTTCAATTAAAAAATCGTCTTCAACAAAAAGGCCTATTGCGAAGATTTAGTGTATTATGTTACGGAAAACAAAAAACATTAGAAGATATGAGAGAAGAAAAAGCAAAATTATATGCTAAAATTAAAACAAATGAAATATCACGCAATTCAAAATTATATAATATGAATTTTTTTAGATATATACCTAAAGAAGATTATGATGTAAAAAATAAATCAAAGAAAAATACTAGACATAATAGTAAGCATACAAAGAAATATAAAAAATATTAAAAATTAAAAATTAAAAATTTTTATATTTTATAAAATATACACTTACCATCATTTATTGTTTTTGCTAACTTGTATTTTTTACATGAAACCCTCCTAGATTTTAATTTTATAAAATTAAAAGTGCTGTTATGCTTTATTATTTGGTTTAAATTTCTTTTTTTAAAATTAGTATTTACATAATCAATAAAGGGAGCAAATAATTTGGTATTATTTATTTCAGGATGTCCTTGAAATCCATAAAATGGATATTTTTTATGTTTTATTATATCTATAAACTCTTTCTTATTTTTATCTAAACTAGTAGCAATAACTTCATAATTTTTAATGTTGTGTTTTATATTTAATTCTAATGCTAGCGAATTATTATGAATTAGTTTTTTTGTTTTATTAAAATTCTTTTTAAATATTTTTCCCAGTTTTGTATCACTAAATTTTGGTGTTGTTTTATAATTATTAAATGAGTTTACGTTAATAAAAGTATTGTTAATAGTTTTTTTTGTTAAATTATAATTTCTCTCAATTAAAATCATATTTTCATAACCATGACATATTGCTAAAATTGGTATTAGTATATTATTATTAGCCATAAATTTAATTTTTTTTACTATATATTTTTGCATTAAAAAATGTCGCTTTATAAATTTGTTATTATAAAAATTGCCTATTTGACTCCCCGGAAATATTACACCATTTAAATTTAATAATATTTTATTTAATTCAAGCTTTTTAATAGTATATGGCATTATAATATATTCAATAGCATTTTGCTTTAAAAAATTTATTATAGTTTCTTTTAAAAATATTTCATCAGAATTACTATTTTTTATATAAGGTGTTGCTAAAATACCTACTAATGGTTTAGTTTTAATCATAGCAATTTGCACTATTACTATTATTAGTAAATATATTTACACTAGCTAATTAAAAATTATCTAATTATAATTCAAAAGTGTATTTTTATATTTTATTAAAAAATATAAAAATAATAAATTTGTATATTTTTTTAAATTAAATGTTATTAAAAAATATTTATAATCTTGGGAAACCAACCAAATTAGCACCAATACCAAAACCAGCGCCTGTTCTAGCACTTACACCCATTGTTGGAATAAAAGTATCTAGTATAGAGAATGTAGCAGCCGCCATCAATGCTATAATGGCAATTTCTTCAACTTTTAATGGTTTTTGTGGAATGACAAAAGCAACAATTGCAACCATTAAACCTTCAATTAAATATTTCACAGCTCTTTTTACTAATTCACCCATACTGAAATTCATTTTGTTTTTATAATAATACTAAAGAAAAAATTTATATTTATACACAAATTAATTTAATAAAATAAAATTAATTTAATAAAATAAAATTAATTTAAATTATATAAATTTTACCTAAATAATTAATTTAAATTTTAATTAATTAGTTTGCGTATTTGAAAAATTTGTTTTATTATAATGTTTATTATAATGTTTAATATAATGTTTAATATAATGTTTAAATAAAATACTTAAAATTATATTAAAAT